CAAAGGTTACTATATTGGATCAATAATTGAAGACAGCTTGAATCATATGTTGCCGGCTATTGGTGCTGCAAAGGAAGGCCAATATGTCACACAAAACAAGTCACAAGCAGAATATTTTGCCAGCGCACCTCAGTTGCCAGTTACTGAAATCAACTCGGCCAACAAAGAGATTAACAAAAATCCACGATTCTTTGAACAGCCCAAGCCTGTGCATAGCTTTCAAGCAGCTATATTTTTTCAACAAGGACTGGACAAAGATCCTGAACGCGGTCCTATCATTTCAAATGCACAACGAGAAAGCCCCAGCACAGTGTATGGCATCAGTACACCAGGTCAACCTATCTATCAAAATGGTGCAGATCCCAACACCATACGCCAGAAATTGAATTCTGGTGAACTGAAGCCGCAGGATGTCAAAGTGATAGGCCGCAAAGGCGGGCACACACTGGTCATGGACGATGGCGATCTAGACGGCAACAATGCCTTGCTTAGATTACGAACTGCCAAGGGTCATCAGATCATGATGAATGATTCAGAAAACTTTTTTCAGTTCATTCATTCCAATGGGCAAACCTGGATTGAACTGGGATCCGAAGGCACAGTAGATGTGTTTTCAACCAACAGTGTAAACGTAAGAACCAATGGAACAATCAATTTACATGCTGACAAAGACATCAATATGTTTGCTGGTGGCAACATCAACATGAAATCAAATGCAGCCACCAACATTGGTGCTGTGACTACCATGAACATGGCCAGCCAAGGTGCCATGACCATTTACAGCCAAGCGCCAATTGGCATTCGAAGTGACGGTAGTCTAGCATTAAAAAGTCAAAGTGGATCCTGGGACGGTGGCTCTGCACTGAAATTCAAGGCCAGCAAGATTGATCTCAACGGTGGCAGCGCAACAGACGTTAAAGTTCCCAAACTGTATCCTAAAACAACCCTGGACGACACTACATTCGACAACTCTACTGGTTGGCAAGTAAAACCCAATTCACTAGAGAGTATTGTCACAAGAGCACCGACGCACGAACCGTATCCGTATCACAATCAAGGTGTGGCTGCTAGTGTGAGTTTGACTGAAGGAACGCCCACTCCTCCACCAGATGCTGAGCCAGTTCCTTCCAGCTGGGGCATAAGTAGAAAATCATGAGTAAATTTTCATTCACAGGACCAAACGGCGAAGTGTATGAGGTGGAAGGACCATCAGGTGCCACTGTGGAACAAGCCAGGGCAATATTTGATCAACAGATCAGCACCGGTGGGTTGACAGGAATACCGGTAGGTGGCTTGGTCAATGCAGTTACCCAGGCCACAGGTGGCCTATCAGCAGCCATAGCTCAAATAGGACCAGCATCATTTGCACAGGCCCAACAACTGGGAAGCGCAATCAATCTTCCTGATCTAAGAGGAATGCCTATTCCCAATCCAATTGGAGTCAGTGACTTTGTTGGCACAACAGTGAGCCAACAAAACATAGGCTCAATCAATCCTGCACAAATACAAGGACTAATAGCACAAACCAGTACATCAGTGGGCCAAGCTGCGTCTGCAATTACCAATACCAAAGGTCTTGGCAAGTTTGGCCTCAATGCTGATCAGTTGCAGTTGTCAGGCTTGATCAAACCCGGACTAGCTGAACAGATCAATCTGGATCCCAGCAAATTTACCAGCATATTGTCAAGTCCCACCAGCTGGACAGGCAAGTCGGGTGCCACAGATTTAACCTCGGTGCTGGGCAACGAACGACTGCAGACCACAGTGCAGCAAGGCCTAATGAATGTAAATTTTGATCAACTCAAACAAGTGGGAGCCATCAGCGGCACAGAAGCAGCATCGCAGCTGGGTCCGTTGTTGAACAATGCCACAAAATTTGGCCTGGGTAATGCAACAGAATGGCTCAAAACGGCACCGTCACTGGGGTCATTGGGATCACTGGTTAGTGGCAGCGGAATTAGCGGATTACTTGCAGGCGGCGCAGGCGGTGCACCAGCTGCACTAATTAGTCAAATGAACAACTTTGCCAAATCAGCAGAATTTGCACAGGCATTTGCTGGTTTAAATGCTGATATATCTGGCGGCGGCAATCCACTGGAAGCAGGCGTACAGGCACCCAAAGGATTTACCAACACCGTGAATCGATCTAATCTGAATGAAGCTGTGAAAAAAGTCATTGGCAACAGCAAAATATCTGTGCCAGATTTTGCACCTCCAGGCACCAGCTAAATATCTGTATGGCCACATTCATTGGATTTAACACACAGAATCAAAACAAAAAGTTCACACTGGTAGACGGCGAATTAATCAAGCGCGACCTACTGAACGCATTCAATGTCTGGCAAGGACAATTGCCCGGCCGCCCATCATACGGAACCACACTCTGGAGTTTTTTGTTTGAAAGCCAGGATCAAACTACCATGGCCAATATTCTGCGTGAAGTGCAAAGAGTAGCCGGCGGCGATCCTAGAATTTATCTAAATGATGTACAAGTGTACCCACAGGAAAACGGTGTGTTGATTGAACTGGAGATACAACTGGTGGCTGGTGCAGATGCACAATTGCTGAGTGTATTTTTTGATCAACAACAGCGCAGAGCTTCGTTCGTATAAAAGTAGCCGTTTACTTTATCGGTAAATAACATATTAACGGAATATCATGGCACGCACCACTAGACAAACAGTTGTATTTGGCGTTGAAGACTGGAAACGCATCTATCAGACCTTTAGAGAAGCTGACTTTCAAAGCTACGACTTTGAAACTTTGCGAAAAAGTTTTGTAGATTATCTTAGACAGTATTATCCTGAAACATTCAATGACTACATTGAAAGTTCAGAATTCATTGCACTACTAGACGTTGTTGCATTCATGGGCCAAGCAATGGCCTTCCGCAATGATCTTAACACCCGTGAAAATTACATAGACACAGCAGAGCGCAGAGACTCTGTGGTGCGCCTGGCCAACCTAGTGAGTTACACTGCCAAAAGAAATACAGCAGCCCAAGGTTATCTCAAAGTATTTTCAGTGCAAACCACTGAAAATGTCACAGACTTCAACGGAATTGACCTGGCCAATGTCACTATCAACTGGAACGATCCTACCAATTTCAACTGGGAAGAACAATTCACAGCCATTTTAAACGCTGCTCTAGTGGACACTCAACGTGTGGGCCGCCCGGGTAATCGTCAAGACATTGTGGGCGTAAACACATCTGAATATGCTATCAACCTGGTTCCAGGATTCTTGCCGGTGTTGCCATACAATGCCACAGTAGACGGCGTCAACATGCCGTTTGAAGCAGTGAATTCCACATCCGTGGGTCAAGACTATCTCTACGAACCTGCCCCTGTGGCCAACGGCATTTTTAATATCCTGTTTCGCAGCGACTCTCTGGGGTTTGCAGCAGCCAACACTGGTTATTTCTTTTATTTCAAACAAGGTGTGTTGCAAAGTCAAGATTTTAATCTGGCAGAACGAATCAGCAATCGCACAGTCAACATCAACATTGAAGGTGTCAACAATGAAGACCGCTGGGTGTTCCAGTTGGACAATGTGGGTACAGTTGTGAGCCAATGGCAGTATGTAGAATCAGTTTTTGCTGCGGCAGCAGAACAACTGACACCCGATCAACGCAAATTGTTTTCCACAACATCAAGAACCAACGATCAGATCACATTGACATTTGGTGATGGTGTATTTTCTGCTATTCCAGTGGGATTGTTCCGTGCGTATGTTCGTGCCTCTAACGGCCTGCAATACATTATCAATCCTGAAGAAATGCAAAGTGTGATTCTTCCAATCAGCTACATCAGCCGAACTGGTCAGTTGCAAACAATCACATTCACTTGTGGCATTACCACGCCTGTTAGCAATGCACAGGCCAGAGAAACTCTAGACGAAATCAAGCAACGTGCTCCTGCTAGATACTACACACAGAACCGCATGGTCAACGGTGAAGACTACAACAACTTTCCGTTTACCTTGTACAATTCAATTATCAAAAGCAAGGCACTGAATCGTGCTAGCATTGGTACCAGTCGATATCTTGATCTAGTAGACAACACAGGCAAATACAGCTCAACCAATATTTTTGGATCTGACGGTGCCCTGTGGGAAGAAAACCAACTGCCCACGTTTGTGTTCTCGTGGTTGAATCGCAATGACATTGCCAGCGTAATCACCAATCAGATACAACCGCTGTTGATTACCAACGGTTTCACGCAGTTCTATTATGCAAATTTTCCAAGACCGGACTTGGCGGTACTCAACATTACTTGGAATCAGAGTACCACAATGGCCAATGAAACCACTGGTTATTTTGTAAATGCCACTGGTGGCCCTGTTCCAATTGGCACCTTTTCTAGCAACAACACAAAATATATTCAAGTGGGTAGTCTAGTAAAGTTTGCTGCACCTGCTGGCTACTACTTTGATGCCAACAATAGACTAAAACTAGGAACTCCTGTCCGTGCAGACGAAACACTCACCATCTGGTCCAGCCCAAGCATTATTGTGTTGAACGGTACTAACCAAGGGCAAGGCAACTTTGACAACGGAACTGGGCCAGTTACACTTAATAATTTTGTGCCCACTGGAGCAATACCAGTGTCAGTAATTCCGTTGCTGGTCACAGATATTCCAGCCAGCCTTGAATCCGCAATTGCTGATCAGATTTTGTTGTTTAGAAACTTTGGCCTT